TAGACTATTATGCTATTAGCGAGCTAAAATAGTATTGGTGAAATCAATACCAAAGCTACGTGCATAAGCCTTAGCACGGTCATTAGAATCAGGAGATTCAATACCTGGAATAGTTGTTAAGGCATAACGAGTCTTAGCAATGATAGCAGGCTGACCTGATTCGAAGTTAGTTACACGAGTAAATGCAAGTGGAACATATGGAGCAAAGAAGCCCATTGAGTCACGTCTGTCAGTACCCTTGTAAAGAACTGTACAATAATCATTTGTAGCATACTGGTCAATTACAACCTTATAACGATTATCAAATGTACCTGCAATACCACCTGATACTGGAGCATTTACACCACTAGCAACTGGAGCGGCCTGGAATGAACCAACCTGTTCTAACATAGTAGCTACAAGTGGAGATACGAGTAAGAAATTACCCTGACCACGCTTGGTGTCGATACCAATTAAAGTAGCTTCCTTAGCAATACGAACTGTTTGAGCACGATAACGTTCAATTTCCCAACGACCATCAGGAATAATTATATCAGCCTGAGTTGCTGGAATACCAAAGTTAGTATCAGGTAACTGAGTAGCATTTGAGTTAACAAAGTCTACAACCTGTCTGTCCATTTCAGCCTGGATTTCATACTGCATTAAGGACATAAGTTCATCATCAGCGGCTAAACCGTGCTGTGCCTTTAAGTCCTGATACATTTCAACAGTGTAACGACCCTTTAAAGCTCTGTTTTCAACTTCTACCATTTTCTTGGCAATGCTGAAACCGATTTCGGACATACCTTCACCCCTTTGTTCAGCGTCCGAAGTGGTGTAAGGTCCTGTGAAGTTCTTCAGAATCTTACCAAATGCGGCTTCATTGGTGTACTTACCAGTAATAGCAGAACCTAATGAAGTATCACCAACAGGAAGTTTAGTAGCAGTAAAACTACATAAAACCTTGTTGTCTTCAATATAGAGAACATGACCATCACCTGCTACATCGCCAACAGTAACTGTAATAGCGCTTGCATCTTCAACTTCATAGATAACACCAGTTGGAGATTCTCCTTCCCTGGTGAAGTTTAGGCCATCACCAATGTACTGATTAACTAACGCATAGATGTAACCAGTTGGCATTGCCATTGGCTGAACACCTAAGAGTTCGTTGGCAATTAAGTTTGGATATACACGTCTTACCATTGGAAGAATGATAGGAGTGAACTGTGCGATATCTGAACTCATTGTGCCTTCGTTCAACATGTTCTTCAGTTCTGACTGTGTGTTTCGTAACATAAGAGACATATCTGCACGCTGTGACTCAGTAAGTGGTTTATACTTAGTTGAGTTAAGCACATCGCGAGCCTTTCCCTTATCCTGTGCATAATTTCTTGCTTCGGTTAAAATATCTGCCATATTGGCTTCTCCTTTTTATTAGTTTTAATTTATTTATATTTGAACTCTAAAAATCGTTAAACCACTAAACTAACCTATCCCAGCGTGAACTTTCATCATCTAAGTTCTGTTCTGAGTCTAAGTCTAAGTCAAAGTTATTTAGTGAGTCTGAATCTTCTCCATTTTCAGGTTCATCTGTAACTTCGTTTAACTTCTTATATTTAGGATTGTTAAGAAGTTCTTCTTTTAAAACTTCTAACTTATCAAAATAATCTTTAGTTTGTTCAAATGGAATTTGGTCTGCTATTTGTTCAAATCTCTTAGCTTCAGTTAAAGTCATTCCTTGCTTCATTTCTGAGATAACACCCATCTTGAGGATTTTGGAGTTCTCAGAATTTAAGTTTTTATTTTCCTGAGACAAACTCTTAACTGATTCTGAAAGTTGAATGTTCTTTGAGTTAAGAGACCTAAAGTCAGTCTTTAAAGTCTTAATAGACTCAGTTAAAGAATTATTCTTTTCTTTAAGTTCTTTATTAGACTCAGTGAGATTTTCAACTTCTTCTAAAAGTTTCTTACTAGAAGACTTTAATTCATTGAATGAATCTAAGTTCTGTTGTAATTTTTCTTTTAGGTCTTGAATCTTCTGTTCGTTAAGTTTGTTCTCTCTAGCCTTCATCTTCAGTGCTTCTTCAAGTTCTGAAGTCTTAGTCTTTTCATCATTTAACTCAGATTCCATTTCGTTCTGAGTATCAATTACTTCCTGTTGTGACTCTAAAAGTTTAGCTTTAAGATTTTCTGCTCTTTGCTTATAAACAATAGCATCTTTATTTGCTAAGTATTTAGTTCCTTCAGTAATCTGTTGAGATCTTACTCCTGCAACAGCACAAACAGCACTTAATGCTTCTAAGATAGACTCAACTTTCATTGAGTTTCTGTTCTGAACAAATGTTTCTCTGTGTTTATTAAGGAAGTTTTCAACAACCTTATCAACGTACTCAGAAACCTTTTCAGTCAGTTCCTTAGTGAATTTCTTTTGTTCTGTCTTATAATGCTCTTCAAGTTCTTTTCTAACTTCTTCTTTGTAGTCTTCACAGTGTTTTTCTAATTCATCTATCTTAGAATTAAGGATTTCTTCATTTTCTTTCTTTAATTCCTGTTTGAACTCGTCACACTGTGAGTCTAACTTTGAAATTTCATCTTCTAAGAGAACCTTAACTCGCTCCTGAGACTTAGCTTCAGTTACAAGGTCAATTTGCTCTTTAATAGCATCTTTGATTTCGGAATCATTAAGTGCCTCATTTATTGTTTTATCTAAATCCATTTTTTAATCCTTACATCTCACTTATTAAAGAACATAATGCTTTTTTAAGACTTACTTTTAATTCTTCCTTGGAAACTGACTCTGTTAACTGAGGAATAATGTTCCCTGCTTTGTCAATTCCGAAAGTCTTACCCTGGAGAATGCCTTCATTTAACTGGTACATCTCATGGATTCCATTTTCATGGGATTCACAGATACCATTCATCGTAGCATTAAAATCACTTGGATTAGGAACAATATCATAAGTAATCAACTTAAAGTCTGTTACGACGCCATTTTCAACAGTACCAACACCTCGAGATGAAACAGAAATCTTAACTCCATTATCTATAAGACACTTTAGTTGTTTTGATTTTTCATTATTAAGAATAACTGACTCTCCCATTACAAAGTTTCCTTTGATGTAGAGTTTGTTAATCTTAGCAACTGCTTGCATCATATCAACTTCAGTTCTTGGAGGATGTTCAAATTCCATTAAAGTGTTAATAGAACCTGATTCAATCTCATTCTGATATGCTTTTACTTCTCGTTCCCAAAGTTCTCTTGGATATACTCGACCGTTTCGGTTTTTCTCTCCGATTGTAGAAAAGATACCCTTGAGTTTATAAGTTTTTTCTTTCTGACCAGTAGCTTCATTGAGAATTTCAGCACTCTCAATGTCTAAGTTCTGACCATCAATTTCAAATATTAAATTAGCTCCGCTCATTTAAAGTTTCCTTATATAATCTCTAAGGTATTTATTTAAGAAAAGACTGGACGAATCCAGTCTTTCTTCTAAGATTACTTAGATACTTCTACGAATGCGTCTTCTGAAGTTTTCAGAAACTTCTTCAGTTCCATCATCTTCTTCGTCACAAACTTCGTCTTCAGCATCTTCTACAAGCTTACGAGCGCGTTTGATGTTACGAGCAAACTTACGGCATGCTTCCTGAATTTCTTCAGCATCATCTTCGTCTACGTCCTGGTCTTCAGCATCTTCAACTAACTTCTTAGCACGCTTTAAGGATTCAGAAACTTCATCCTGAACATCGTCTTCAGTTTCTTCCATAAGTCTCAATGCCTTTGAAGTCTTTCTTAATGCTTTCTTAAATGATTCCTGAATTTCTTCAGCATCATCTTCATCTACATCAACATCAGCAATTACGTCTTCTGCTTCTTTAAGAGCACGTTTGATGCGTCTAATCTTAAAGGATTCAGTTACATCATCTGTACTTCCTTCGATCTCATCTGTTTCATCAGGAATTCCTGGTTCAGATTCAACCATACGAGAACGTCTTGCTAAACGACCCTTAAATCTACGTGACTCTGAAAGTCTACGACCTCTAAGTCTACGATAACGAGATTCAACTACACCCTGAACACCTTCAGAACCACCATCTTCAGGGTCAGTGATTTCAGTTTCTTCAACAATTCTCTTAGCCTTAGAAAGTTTACGTGAAACCTTCTTTAAAGATTCAACGATTTCATCTTCGTCTTCATCTACATCAGTATTGTCAAGGACTTCTTCTGCTTCCTTTAACTTTCTATAGATTTTCTTTAAAGACTCTACAACTTCTTCTTCGTCGCCTTCAGCAACTGCATCCTGAGCATCGTCAATAGCTTCCTGAATGTCAGAAACATCCTGACCTTCTTCCTCTGCTACTTCTAATGCATCTTCAGCTTCCCTAAGTGCTCTACGAACCTTGCGGAAAGACTCAGTTACATCGTCAGTTGAACCTTCGATTTCGTCATCGGTTACTTCAACTTCTTCTGCTTCGTTGATTAAGTTCTTAATATACTTTGAAAGAGTGTTAACTCTACCGTAGCGTTTTGCCATCATTATTTCTCCTTTGATGATATTTGAATTTTTAAGTGCGTTTTCCAAGTCTTCATTAAGAGCTTTGGCAAAGATATCAGGATTGGTCAACACACTTTTTAACTGTTTGGTATTCATTTCAAATCCTTAACAATTCTATCAATGTCAATTTTATCAGAAAAGTGCTCAATACTAAGTTGTGCTATGTCTAAGAGATATTTGGGGTCTATGATAACTCCATTCTTAGACATCCTGTTTCTGATATAAATCCTTGTTGCTAATCTAAAATCAGGAATTTTAAGCATTTTCTTAAAATCCTTATATTTAAATTCCAAAGGGACTTTAATGGAATTGTTTTTTATATTTATTTTAATAATATGTTCAATTAAAGTCTTTCTTGTTTTCATTGGAATCCAGTGGAAATTGAGTCCTAAGACATATCCATTTGAGATTCCGAAAACAATAATCAAAGGCTTCTGGTCGAATATCATTGTTTGGTCCTTTGCTTCATACTCAAAGAAAAGGATTGTTCCATCATCGATATTCTTCTTTTTTATTTCTTTATTTATATCAATTTTAGTTTCTAGAAGCCTTTTGATTACTTCTTTTCCATCTTTTTTACTAAAGGGATTTATTTTCTTTACAATCTTCTTAACAGAGTCTAAAATCCCCATTTAAAACTTCCTTTAATGTTAGTTGTTATAAGCAGTCTTGTTCTTAGTAGCAGGAGTGTACTGTTCAGGTCTCATGTTTTCTGAGTCTTCACCATAGTTGAACCAACTATACTTCCAGGTCACAACAAACTCTTCTACATCCTGAGCACTTCCACCATCAAAGTCCTGTCCTGCTACCTTAGTAACAAATGCTTCATAGAAACATCCAACAACAGTTTCGTTCTCTGCTGAGTCTAACTGAGCGACTTTAAGAGTAACAGAAACATCTGAAG